TGGCGGACAGGAGGCTCTTAATGCTAGGGCTGAAGCCTAACTGGGGAGTTAAAGAGAATCCCCTACCTTGGGTAGAGTGGATTGTAGCAGGTGATTCCTTTAAGAACTTCTTTGAGGGAACTGTTACTGACTACTCAGCCGCTGGAATGGCAGGGGAATGGGGATGGTAAAAAAGAAACGGCAGTTTCAACCTAACTTTGAATGGCATAAAGGTTTCAAATGGGTCACCTTTGGTACTGTAGAGAAGCCTGTTGTTCGAGCCGTTCAACATGTAATGAAAGATTTGAATAAAGGGAGAAGTAAATGAAGCACAACAGTGAGGACTGTAAGATTAAATTAAACGCTATATGGAGTTTAGCACAACAAATAAAACTAGGAGTTAAGGAAGATGTAGAACCCCATGTATTAGTAATGTTGGCTGAATTAATACAACAAGATACCACTCTCCTGGAGCAAGAAGAGCCTCCCTCTACAACCCGCGAAGCGTAAGGCCTAGCGGGTTTTTTGCGTTTAGGAGTACGCCCCTAGAATACTGACCTCAGGAGGGGTATGGAAAGATTACCGACAAAGACCTTAGATTTATTAAGGCAGTTAGAAAAGGACTACCCCGACTCTATACAGACAAAAGAGATGAGTCCGTATGAACAAGGTAAACAGCACGGTGTCATTGAGTTGATCCGTTATTTAAAACGATTAGAACAAGGAGAAGACTAATGGGCAATTTATTCGGCAGCAGTGCCCCGACACCGTTACCACCACCACCACCAAAAGCACCAGTAGAAGAGGCTGAATTTAAGCCAGGCGGTGATGGAAGCAGACGTAAAGACTTAAAGAAACTAGCATCAGGTAAGAAGAGATTGCAGATACCTCTTAGTGGAGCTAAGTTAGACAAGGCTGTACAGACTGGTGACTAATAAGCATGTAATATATAGGAGTGCTACATAATGGAAATGGAACAAGTTAGCTTAAAGTCCCGTTGGACAAAACTAGATGGCGAGAGAAGTGCCGTTTTAGATAGAGCTAAGCAGTGTACTGAGTTAACTATTCCCTCATTACTTGTAGACTCTACACACACCGAGGAGGTGACACTATCTACTCCGTACCAATCATTGGGTGCGCGAGCAGTTAATAACTTAGCATCAAAACTGTTGCTATCTCTCCTACCACCTAACGCCCCCTTCTTCCGTTTTGTCCCAGATAAACTGGCCATGATGGAGTTAGAGGAGCAGGAGGCTGGGTCAATGGCTCAAGTTCAAGAAAAGCTTGCCGACCTAGAAAGGGGTTTAGCTGCTCAAATAGAAAGGGAGGCCTTGCGAGTCCCCATCTTTGAATCTCTAAAGCTATTAGTAGCTACGGGCAATGCCCTTATTTTTAGAGACAAGGGTGACGGTACTCGTGTATTTAATCTCAATGCTTATTGTGTTAAGCGTAGTCCAGAAGGTAAGATTAAAGAGATTCTCACGAAGGAACAAGTTCGTGCGGATGATTTACCTGAGGGAATGAGTAAGGATGCTACAGAGGATAAGGCAATTGATTTGTACACCGCTGTTAAGTGGAATGGTACTAAATATGATGTATGGCAGGAGGCTCTGGATCAAGAAGTTCCAGGAACTCGTGGTACATACTCAGATAAAAACCTGCCTTATTTAACTCTAAGATGGACTTCGGTCCACAATGAGGACTACGGAAGAGGACTTGTAGAACAATACATTGGTGACTTGCGCTCTCTTGAGGCATTAGCTATGAGTATTGTTGAAGCCTCTGCAGCAGCAGCGAAGGTATTATTCTTCGTTGACCCTGTAGGTTCTACACAAATCTCTACTGTAGCTAAGGCTGCATCAGGAGCTATCGTTAAAGGTAGAGCGTCTGATGTTAGTACACTACAAATGGATAAATCACATGACCTGAACATTGCGTATCAGACTATGAATGATATTCAGCGTAGACTTGCTAGTGCCTTCTTATTGAATGAGAGTGCACGTAGAGATGCTGAGCGTGTAACTGCTGAGGAAGTCCGTCTAATGGCGGGTGAACTTGAGGATGCCTTAGGTGGTATCTACTCAATCCTTACTCAGGAGCTACAGCTTCCATTGATTAAGTTGATGATGCTTACCTCTAAGATTAAGTTCCCTGAGAATCTTGTAGAGCCAGTTATTGTTACTGGTGTAGAAGCGTTAGGTAGAGGACATGACTACAACAAGTTAGTTCAGTTCTCACAGACGCTACAACAACTACTAGGCCCTGAGATATTTGCACAACATACTAATGTAGATGCGGTAATCGAACAGATTGGTACATCTCTAGGTATAGAAACTAAGGGACTTATTAAGTCTAAAGAACAGATACAAATGGAACAGCAACAAGCTATGATGCAACAGTTGTCACAACAAGGAATGGGTGCAGCTGCTGAATCTGGTGGTAAGGCTGCTGGAGAAGGTTTGGGTGGCCCTATGGCTGCTCAGATGGCACAACAAATGGGGATGAAACCAAATGAAGGTTGAAGATACAGAGGGAGGGGAACTTACTCCTCAAGAAATAATGTTTAAGAAACAAGAAGTAAAGATAGCTGAGCTTGTAGCTAATGCAAGAGCAGAAGAGGAAGAAGAGACGAAGAAAAAAATAAAACCTATGGAGGGTAAAACAGATGGAAAACCAAAACAACGAAAGTCAAAGTGATGTAGTACTAAATGAACACGACCAAGCTATGGTTGATAAGGTAGATAGTCATGAAGCTGGGGTGGAAGATACCCTAAAGACTGACGAAGAGATAATGTTAGCAGGTAAGTATAAATCAGTAGATGAGCTTGAGAAAGCTTACGAACACCTACAGAGTAAGATGGGTAAGGCAGAGGAAGAAGAAGGAGAGGAAGTAACTGAGGCATCTCAATCAGAGGAAGATTATATTGAAGATACTTCAAAAGAGATAGCCCAAGAGATTGCTTCAGAAGCTGGTATTGACTACTCCGCTATGCAAGATGAGTATCAAGAAAGTGGTAGCCTCTCCCAAGAGACTTACGACACCTTATCAGAAGCAGGTATTCCCACTGAAATGGTGGATGCTTACATTGCAGGTCAGGAAGCGTTGTCCCAAAATACCATACAAAGTATGTATTCTATTGCTGGAGGTGAGCAGGAATATGGTGATATGGTAAGTTGGGCACAAGAAAATTTAAGGGAGTCTGAAATAGAAGCCTTTAATAATTCTTTGATTAATGAGTCTACCTCACACTTTGCTATTAATGGTTTATATGCTAGATACAATGCCGATAAAGGTCCTAATCTAGTTAAAGGCAGTACCTCTAATAGACCATCAGGCGGATTCGCTAGTACTCAAGAGATGATGGTTGAGATGGCTAAGCCTCAATACAAGAAAGACCCAGCCTTTAGAGCTGAGGTCCAAAGGAGAGTTGCTGTTAGTAACTTTTAGTTTATGGGGATCAGGATTTGGTTGTAGAGTTCCCCCTCCCTCTGTCTCTATTTAAACCCTCTTTCGATCCCCACCATACACAAATGTAGTACCATGTTCAATACGATCTGGACTACACCCTACTAAGTACGACATATATTGTTGCCCAGAAGTAGCTACCGAGGTAGTTATGTATGGATACCCTCAGTCTAAGTGTGCTGACAGGCAGCGTAGTGGCCTAAATACTACATCCCTGAGTAAATATGTATCGCTCAGGTAATACAATAAATATAAGGAGACTATATGTCTTATAATCCATCCCAAGGTATTGGTACAGGTGATCGTTCTACGCCCGCCCATTCCAATAGAGCCTTAGCAATTAAAGTGTTCTCTGGTGAAGTATTAACTTCATTTGAAACAGCGAACATCTTCTTGCCTTTAGTACAAACCCGTACTATTCAATCTGGTAAATCAGCATCTTTTGCTGTTATCGGTAAATACGATACTTCTACCTCGACTCATACTCCAGGTACAGATATCACTCCTAACCTTATCAATGCTGGTGAGCGTGTAATTGAGATCGATGATCTTAAGTATGCTTCAGTATTCGTTGATAACTTTGAGGAAGCAATGCAGCATTATGAGACTCGTTCTCAATACTCTTC